TTATGATATTGTTCCCCGGGTCATGACTCCCAGGCTGACGTTTGTTGTATCGGCGCTTAGACCGACCACGTACCTTGTGGCGTATGGACTTAGACAAGTATATGCATCTACTCATCTACGATTGTTAAAGCTGGTCTCATACTTTATCCCGACTTGACCTACGGACTAGCCACTTAGAGAAATGGCCAGGTGTATTTACCGCTTCGATCGGGAGAGGCACTAAGAATTGAAAGGAAGAAAGTTTCTTAGCTCTCCCGACCTTGTATAAATATTATATCAAAAATTTAAGAATTTTTCAAATTTTCAAGGGTGAAAGGCTCTCACATCTGCATTACCAGACTTATCCCAGGCTTGCGGGCCCAGCAAGGTGTTCCTGCGGACGCTGGGGTTAATGTTACTATTTAAAGGGGCGAGCTGTACCCTTACCATTCACTAGAGCCAAAAGGTTGGCCACCACATTCGGCCGACCGTTCCTCTCCGCTCACCTTGTATATATATTATATATTAAATTTTTAAAAAAGTCAAAAAATAAAGGAGCAATTCTTTGCGAACTGCTCCTATAACATTTACACTTAGACATTGGGAATTTTCAGAATCATACCGGCGCGCAGAATATCAGACTTTAACTTGTTAAACTCTTTGATTTCTACGTACCGATTACCATTACCTACTCCGTAATAGTGTTCTGCTATATCCCACAGAGATTCCCTCTTCTTTACTTTGTGCAAAGTAATGTCACTTGTAGATGTAGTAATTACAGAAGAAACTTCTGGCTGTTCTTCACCAACAATACTCATACCTGTCACAAAAATTTCTGGTATCTCCGTAGTTTCCTTGTGTTCATGCGGAACAGTAAACTTTAAGTTAATCCAAGAACCATTTTCCAATTGGCCCCAACCATTTTGCTCAGCAACAACATTATGAACTTCATCCATCTTAATTGTGCCTAGAATTTGGGCAGACATAGATGGCTATAAGCGACAATTCAATAATTTAGCTGTCACTTTAACTTGATTAGCAAATCCCATTGTAAATCCTCCTTGGGTTAATTTCTTCTGATTCTAAGTAGAAAGTAAAAAATTTTGATATATTTTTTTGTGCCTTAAAGTAAATCAAAATTTAAGGTCATTTTATAAAGTAAATCTGCGTCATAACCAGGTACTGTTTGTACCCATCTCCAGAATTTATCTGGAAGTTGCAGATAATGCTTATTGAAATAAGAGAATGGACTTGGTAGACTAGGAATAAGCATAGATTCCGGCCAGGGCTCCCTCATATAATCTAAATTCAACCCACCCATGATGCGCTGATATTGTTTTAAAACAACCTCAAAACGTTCTTTGTCTACGGGTTTGTTAAAAATATAATATTCTTTACCATTTAACTCATGACAAAACAAACAATTCTTTAAGCTCTTGCTATCAACACAAAAGTTTGAAGCAGTAATATCTTCACAGAATCGAAGTTCTCCACTTGCAATAACATTAGTACAAGCATAAATATTGCAAGAGTTATAGACGCCCTTACTGATAAGAACATTGTGACTATCTTCTACACTTGTAGAACCAAAAATCTTTTCGCTAGAATATACAAATTGACTCTCAAAAATTTGCAAAGAATTAGTTACGTCATCAGATTTAAATACATCTGTACTATGGGAAATTCCAGTGCTATCATGGACAAAACTGGAAAAATCAACATCATTGCTATTTACGATGTACTGACTGTCTTGAATGTTTTGACAATTATAATAATTGCTACATCCAACAAAATCATTCATTACCAGTCACCGCCTTGTAATAATTAGGACTATTTTCTTTTACATACTCAGCGTGTCCTTCAAAATCTGGATGCTCACGTTCCCATAGAACTAAACTTGCTTGAACATTCAAAAATTCTATCAGCGCATCTAGCTCTGTAGAACGCTTAAAATATGCAACAGGATACATTGAACCCTTACCAATAATTTCCGCGCCAAAACAGTCTCGACACATTCTTAAATATTGAGCATAAGTTAACCCCAAAAGGCGCGCACAGATAACATTGTAACTGCCGGTGGTTTCGCCCAAATGAAAATTATCGTGGACAGGGACAATTCTCCACTTACCAGGATGAGCAGCAGACTCATCGCGCATAAAACATTTTACTTTTATCATACTGCCAGCTCCTTCCATAGTTCTTTTATTTCTTCTTTTTCTTGTTCTGAAAGAACACATAAATCTCCGTAATTATCTACTCCTCGGAAACACTTTACTGCTTCCTTAAAGTCGGGAATATCCTTCATATTAAAGGTAATAATCTCTTCAGATACCACAGGAGTCCATTTTGTATCAACATATTTACGCACAGTAGAAGCAGAAAAACCTGTCTGGCGCGCGACCTCTGCAAATACTCGAGTCTTATAGTAAATTTCATTCATACGAAGAATATCTTCACTTGTTACTCTAGCCATTTTATTCCCTCCGCCGCTTTAATAGTTTCTTTGACAACTTCAAACCACACAGGAGTATAATTAATTCGCTCTGCGCTTACGCAAAAGCTACGGCAACTAAAATCTTTATAAGTGGGGTCATTATGAACGTGTGCAAAAATATTTGCAAAAGGAGAGTTTTCAGAAATACCCACCAATGGTGCATGAGACACAATAAAAAAATCATCAAGCACAATATGATGATTATACACAAACTCAAAACCAGCAGCCCTATAAGTTTCAATAGAAGCCTGGTCATGATTTCCCAAAACAAGACGCTTACGTCCATTCAGGCGCTGACCAATCTCAATAATTTTTTGTTTACCGCACAGCGCAAAGTCACCAACTACATAAACAATATCATTCTTGCCAACGACAGAATTCCAATTTTTAATAAGTTGCTTATTCATATCTTCTACGCTATTAAAGGGGCGACTACAATATTTGATAATGTTTCGATGATTGAAGTGCAAGTCGCCAATAAGAAAAATCTTAGGTTCTTTCATTAAATCATTCCTTTTCATTTTCTTATATTATATCACAAATTTTCATAAAAATCAAAAATTGGGAGAGAATTACTCCTCTCCCTTGTATTTCCATTTGTAACCATATGCTGTCTTTCTTTCGCCCCTAGCGCATCTATTTATTGGAGTACCACTGCTTACTCCTAACTCTCTCGCGGCAGCCTCGCAACTTGGAAATTCTGCCAAAAAATTATTATTTAAATCAAACTACGTAACTTTTTTGCCAGTAGTTTTCCTCTCTTTAGTTAATAGATAATCTTCTATTGGCGTTTCATCTTCTACATATTTCCAAATATAACCACTGCTACTTTTTAATTTACCGTTACAACAGGCAATAATATTAGAGCCATTTGTCTGCCCTGTAGCCCTACCTGCTTCCGAAGCAGATTCAAAAATTTGTATAAAATCGCCTTCTTTTGAAAACTAAATCACTGGTTTGGCGTGTATTCTATTATGAATTTCTTTGTGACTAACAGAATTTGCGCGTAATATATTTTGAATTGTTCCATCGCTAGCGCCAGTAATTTTACTCAACTCCTATGGAGTTTTCCCATCAAGCCACAACTAATACACTTCATCGTAGTTATACTTGGTCGCACCTTCTCCGCCTAATGTAGAATTATATCCATTGTGGTAAGAATCATAATAAGCAATCCAAAATTTTTCTCTTTCAAAACGATTAGCAAAATCACATTCTTCAATTTGTTTAATCTGAAAATGTTCTATCCCGTACTTTCGCATTGCTAATTGTAATTTAAAATTTCTTTTATAAAGATCTTGAATATGTTTAATCCAGCGATGTTCTATCCCGATTGCCGTTTCACCAACATAAACTTTGTCATTTATATCATTTATAATTTTATATATAAAAGCCATTAAAATGCCTCCGGTCTTTCTTTCTACTTATAAGTAGAAAGAAAGACCGGAGAGTATATTATTTAAGTAAAATTTTTAAATACGAATTTTCTCGTACGCCTTTCCATTCAAAATGGAAACCATATAATCATATGCAGTCATACCATTTAAGGCCCTCACAAGATTCTTAAATGTAGAGGCAGACTGACCAGATACCAAAATAACATCTTCTCTATTAGAGAGAAAGGTGTCATTCCGCGCATTAATATTCCAAAGAATTAACTTGGGACATTCGTATCCAGCCGCACGGAACTTAGTTTCTAGAGTATCCATAAAATCAAATCGAGCGTTGGGTCTAAAATAAGAGTCAATCTCCATATCGCTCAGTACCAACAAAGCCTTAGGCATTTCATTCTTAGGAACTCGATTTGCAATGGCAACACGCAAAATTTCCTGCATACCCTTCATTAGATTAGTGCTATATCCAACTCCTGCGCTTGCAGTTTTTTGCACTGCCTCAAGAAGAGAGCAGCCTTCGCGCAGATTAATAAAATGAGGATTATCAGTAAAAGTCATGTATTGATTGCGATAAGCTCCGACATTATGCTGTGCAAGATAGATGGCCAAGGCAATAGAAGAGGCCATAGGCCGCCCTCTCATAGAGCCACTCACATCAGCCATAGCGACAATATTCAGTCCTTCATTAATATAGTTAGGCAGAGCCTTCCACTGAGCTTCAACAACCTCGTCCAGCTTATCGTTGATGATGCAGTCACCATAGCAACGACCGCTGTAACCTCTACCCATATACTTCTCGACCAGGTCGTAAGGATACAGAGTAGCGGCGTTAATCTTGACCTCACCCTTAGATACGCTCTTCAGGTAAGCGTCAAAACGCTCATGGTCATGCTTAGCAAATGCAGAACCGTAGTTGTGCATTGCGTAAGAAGGAACCTTAGCGTAATCAATCAGACCCCACTCGCCAGCGGACATCTGACGCTCAACAACATTGATGTGCTTACGCAGCGCGGACAGCATCTTACGATACTTACGAGGCTCTAGGTGCAGGGCACGCATAGCCTTAGTAGCCATCTGACGAGTCTTCACAGAGGAAGTGTTCTCAGAAGGCATCCACTTTGCCAGCAGGGAAACAGGAACAACCTTGGTAGCAGTAGAGGCGTTGTAAGCCTTCATATCAGCAGCCAGAGTCTTAGCGACATTTTCCCACATCAGCTTTTCGCACTTGGTGCCGCACAGAACGAACCAAGAGTCGAAACGGTTGAAGTAAGGAATCAGCTCAATGTTCTTGTTTACGATTCCGGGATAGTTTTCTGCCAGCCAGCGCAGGCAGACGCGGAAGGTACGACGCTCACCCAGGCCACCCTGGCGAATATCGCCGGAGTAGAACAGCATCTTGGTTGCCAGCAGCTTATCCTCTCGGAAAGCAGCAGCAAACTTCTGCTCGATTTCACGATCAGTACGAGGACGCAGTGCGCCAATCTGAGAGAACAGATCCAGCAGAGCACCCTGTGCAGTGGAATCATAGGCAGCAGCGCCATTTTCAGTCAGCTTATGGGTACCTTCACGATACATAGCAGTTGCAAAATTCATTTTACATTTCTCCTTTTCACTCACAAAGTTTTTGTTTTGAAAAGCTAGGCGCAATTGAGTTAATCAACCTCAGTTATTGTCGATTATTTTAGTTTCGCTGTTCGCGCCTCAACTTTGTAATTATATTATATCTGAATTTTGCAGATTTTTCAAATTTTCTCAATCATAAAATTTCTGGCTAGAATTTTGAACTTGCTATTGATAAAGCTCTTCTTCAGTAGATGGTGGCCTTAAAGCGGTTTCATATTTAATACCGCCTTTAGTGTTTTCTTTCATAGACTTACCATAATAGCAGGCTTGGCTAACGCCATATGCGGTCCAAGGGAAGCCAACCAAAGCTACAATCCAAGGAAGCTCTCCAAAATATTGGTTTTTAATACAATAGAAGGCCAAGTAGAATGCACCCAAAGTCACAATCCAAATTAAAGCAGACTCTTGGATTAGTAAAATTTTGGAAAACTCTTGCTTCTTTACGTATTTACCTTTCTTGATTTTTTTCTTTTCCACTCAAAATTCCTCCTATACATTAAAATACACGCGCGTGACGCGCATGATTATAATTCAAATTTTTAATATTTCAAATTTTATAAGCCCACAAATAACCACCAGAAGTTTTTTGTTTACCAAGACAGCAATTATATATTCCAGTTTTACTAATTCCTACACTATCTGCGGCAGTTTTTACATTATCATATTCAGCAATTAAATTACCTTTCATATCATACTAGAATACCTTCTTATTATTTTTTCTAGCAATCTCTATTGTTTTTTCTTCTTTTTTAAGACCTTGTTGCCATTCCCATTTAAAGCCGCCACTACTTTTTGTATTTCCATTACAGCATTTGCGTATATTAGATGGATGAATTCTCACTTCATCTGCGGCTTCCTATACAGTGTTAAAAATCTTTAAAAACTATCCTTCTAAAGTATATTGTATTACTGCAGCTCCATGATTTATTTTTTCTTTAATTTTTTCTTGACCGCCAATAGTGGAATTATACCCATTATTGTAACTATCATAATAGTTTATCCAATATTTTTCCTTAATATCCAATTCTGAATTTTGACATTCTTCTAAAATTTCCGGAGTAAAATTATTTTCACCATATTTAATTATCATTCTATGAAATAAAGGAAAGCTTTGTCTAATACCATCAAGAGCTTCTCTAGCTTCTTTTTTATGCTACTCCCATCTTTGGTTTAAAGTTTTGGAAGTCTATCCAATATAAACTTGATTAGTTACTTTATTTGTTATTTTATATATAATACCCATATTATCTCCTCCATATTTTACTAATATTAAGTAAAATAAATACGCGCAGAATATATAAAAAGCGTAAAAAGAATGGGAAGTTTCCTTCCCATTCGCATCAAAATTTCTCAAAAATCAAATTTTAGCTCTTAGTTTATCAACAACTTCAGAGACTAGCGCGCTACCGCCCATCATGGTTAAAGCAGTGATAATCTGGCCTAGTGGACTAACTTGTGGGACTAAGCCCAATGCATTTAGCAGATCAAGGCTATAACCAAAGGATAAAGCAAAGGAACCAATAGCAGAAGCGCCAATAGTAATATAATTGCTATAAGCTAAACCGCCCCAGATGTTGTCCTTTAGATTGTCAATTACATACCACATAACAGTACATAAAACCATAATTAAAGTTAAAGAATCCATTAGATTTCCTCCTTAAATTTTTACTATATATAAGTTGTTGTTAAAATCAAGTCCTCTGCTATTTTATTGAAATTTGAAAAATTAAAAGTTTTATGTTAAAATATTTATGAATAATGAGAAAGGAGTAAAGTAAATGGAAGAAATTAAAATGATAAACGCTCAAGAGCTGCTTGATAATTATGATGAAATTATCAACATTACTATGGTTAATCTTTATACATTAACAAAAGAAAAAGAAACTATTGTTATTTCTGATTTTGATAGAAAGAATAGAGACCATCTATTCGTAATCAGAGTGGCTTTAATGGCTAAAGATATTTATGGTTTCCCATTAAAAATGCGTTGTGGCTTTTGGGACTGGGTTATTCTGAATTGGAAAATGCGTAAGCTATCTCGTTTTATTCCAAGAGATAATGCTTCTCTACCTGTAGTAAACGTTCCGAAGTTGCTTGAATTTATGTATCCTCCTATTAAAGAATATATGGGAGAAAGCTTTAAGTTTGAGCATATTTACAATCAATTTTACGAAGGAGATTTAGGTTGATTTACGAGATTTATACTGACGGAGCTGTCTCCGGAAATGGTAAAAGTAATGCCCCTGGCGGCTGGGCTTATGTTATTCTTAGAGATGGAGCAATGATTGCTCAAGATTCTGGTGGAGAAGTAGGAACTACCAATCAGAGAATGGAACTTACTGCGGCGTTAAAGGCTTGTCGAGAAGTTGATAAGATGGATGCTTTTGCAAGAGTAAAAGTTTATAGCGACAGTGCTTATCTTGTAAATTGTTGGAAGCAGCATTGGTGGCGCGCATGGCAAGCAAATGGATGGAAGAACTCTAAGAAAGAGCCTGTTGCAAATCCAGATTTGTGGATGGGATTGATTCCCTTCTTTGAAAAAGTTCCTAATGGATATGACTTCATTAAAGTTAAAGGTCATGCAGGAAATGAGTGGAACGAGATCGTTGATAAAATGGCAGTTCGCGCGAAGGAGAGTGTTATGAAGTGATTAAAGTTGTTGTAGTTAATGGCCGTCCAGAAAGCGGCAAAACTACTTTTGAAATGAAGTGTAGAGAACTGGTTGATGCTAGTAGCACTTTCTGGTTTGATGAAAATAAAAGAATGGTAGTTGATACCATTTCTACTATTGATTTCATCAAACAAATTGCTACTGAATGTGGATGGGATGGAGTTAAGACACCCCGTAACCGCAAGTTCCTGAGTGATTTAAAGGATTTACTAACTGAATGGAACGATGTTCCTTATCAGAAAATTCTTGACCATATCGAATATATGCAAGAATTTGGTAAACTGTATGATTGGATTTTATTCGTTGATTGCAGAGAACCAAAGGAAATTCAGAAGCTCAAGGAACGACTTAATGCAACTACTGTACTTGTACGGCGCCTTGGCGATGAAGTAAATAAAACTTCTAATCATGCTGATGCAAATGTTTTTGAATATGAATATGATTATACAATCAAGAACTATGGTGATTTAAGTGACCTAGTTGTTGAATGTACAGGGTTTTTGGATTTTATGAAGGAGAGGGATTGTTTTGAGAATCGGAAATATGATTTTTGAGGAACTGGATGCTGAGAAGTATTGGAGCTGGCCTTCTAGTTTTAAGGGGGATCCTAAAGAGGAAACTCGCAATATGATTTTTTCTGGTAACTATCTGGGCGCGCGAAAGATGGATGGTGCCTATTATAGATTCATTAAAGATTTTGAAGGAAATATGCGCTTACAGGGTCGTTCTCGTTCTGTTAATGGTCATTATCTGGATAAGCTAGACCATGTTCCTCATCTGATGGATTTCTTTAATGAGCTACCTAATGGTACCTGTTTGCTGGGCGAGATTTACTTTCCCACTCATGAAGGTTCTAGTGAAGTAACAAAGATTATGGGTTGTTTAACTCCCAAGGCTATTGAGCGTCAGTCTAAAGGTGATAAGCTTCATTATTACATTTTTGACATTTGGGCTTGGGAAGGCGAGTCTTATATGGACAAAGTTTGTGAAGATAGATTTGATGAACTAAACGCTTGCTCTCGCGCGTATGCAAGTGAATATGTAGAGTGGGCAGAATATTTCCAGGGTAAAGAGCTTTGGACTCATCTTCAGACTATTCTTGCAAATGGCGGCGAAGGTATTGTTATGACTAAGAAAGGAACTGTGCCTCAGCCTGGTAAGCGTCCTGCTCGTAAAACTCTTAAAGTAAAGAAGGAACTGGCCGAAAATATTGACTGTTTCTTTACTGGTCGCGCCACTTCTCCTACTCGTTTGTATAATGGCAAGGAGTTGGAGACTTGGAAGTATTGGGTAAGAATTCGTGATAATCAGAAGCTCGAAGGCGCCTTCTATGAAAATTATAAGAATGGTGAAGCCATTGAGCCTGTTACTAAGCCTTATTTTTATGGCTGGGCTGGTAGCCTTGAAATTGCTGTGCTGAAAGATGGCGTCGAAACTCCTATTGGTTTCTTGAGTGGCCTTAGTGATGAAATCAAGGCTAATCCTAAGGATATGCGTCATAGATGTATCGAGGTTGCAGCAATGGAAGTCTATCCAGATACTAGAGGCTTGCGTCATGGAAAGTTTAAATGTTTTCGTCCCGATTTAACTCCTGCAGATTGTATCTGGGATAAAATTTTCTCCGATAACTGAGATTTCTATACATATCGCCCACTATTATCACTTATTTTTAGAGGTGATAATAGTGGGTTTTATTTATAAAATAACAAACAAAATAAATAACAAGATTTATATTGGATAGACCTGCCGAGATTTATAGACTAGATGGTGTGAACATAAAAGCAGGGCAAATTGTGAATATAATAATTATTTATATAATGCAATAGCAAAATATGGCGCAGAAAATTTTACTATAGAACAAATAGAAGAAATTAAGACTGATCTTCTTGATGAAAGAGAAATTTATTGGATTGCTTTTTACGATTCAAATAATCCCAAAATAGGATATAATTTAACAATTGGAGGACAAGGTAAAAAGAATTATCGTACTGATAAAATTAGAGAATTGTGGGATTCTGGAAAAAGTATTGGAGAAATAACTGAAATTTTATAGTGTGATAAGGGCACAGTGCGCGAATCTTTACTAAGCCATGAAACTTATTCAATTCATGAAAGTCTTTCGCGCAGAAAAACCCAGCGAAAAGGAGTAAATAAATATTCATTAGATGGTATATTTATACAACATTATAATTCAATTTTAGAAGCAGCTAATTATGATAAAAATATAGCTAGCGGGATAGGTGGATGCTGTAACAAAAGACACGCTTAGGCTTACGGTTTTCAATGGCGCTTTGAAGATGATGAACCGCCTCAAGCATTAAATAATATTAAATTTGGTAAAAGAACAATATAGTAGATAAGCCTTGATAATATAGAGCTATAGATATTTCAATCTGCTGCCGAAGCTGCACGTCAAGTTGCTCCCGGACGCAATGTAAATTCAGCGAGTAGTCAAATCATTCAAGTATGTAAGGGGAAGAGACAAACTGCTTATGGATATAAATGGCAATATAAATAAAAATGCTCCGGTGATTTATTCACCGGAGTTTTCTTTTAGATAGGCTATAATTGCATCTATCTTATCATCTTGAATTTGTAAATGATTATCAATTCTATCTTGAACTTTTTGTAGTTCGCGCTGTATATCATTTATATCAAATAATTTGTCTTGATTCTGTAACTATAGCATAAATGAGAGAATTGTTATAACATCTAAAAAACTATAATTTTGCTAATACATTAAATCTACCTCCTTACCCTAATTAAAAGTAGATTTATAAGGCACAAGCTGCATGAAATTTGATTTTTAGAATAAATTATTGTATAATATATATAATAAAATAATTATAATTATGGAGGATTATAATGAAAATTAACGATAAACAATTAGAGGAGCTTCGCAGTTGCGAGCTTTATTAGAGTATGTTACCTCGATATCAAAAAAATATTGAATGGATAATTAGAGAATATATAAAACTAACCGAAGAAGAAAATATCAAAGTAAAAATTCATTTTGTAACTCCAATGGAAGATGGCTCAATTAAAATGCATAGCCCCATAGAAGAGCAAGTTAATCAGCGTCGTCTATTAAATTTGAACTCACTAGATTTTGATTTTGGCCTATATTTTACTAGCGATGCATTTATGCCATTTTTTGGAGAAAGAGAAATTGGTTTGGTTGAAGCAACAAATTATATGGATGAAATAGAAGATGGAGATATTTGTTTACTTGCTGATAAAATAGAAGATAAATATTGGTTAGCGACAAAGGAAAAAACTGGATTCTTTACATTGGACTGTGAATATTTAGATAATGGAGAAGCAGTAGTTCTACTTGGAAAGATTGTGAATATTGAAACTCGATAAAAAGACCCCTCTCGTGATGAGAGGGGTTTTCTTTTGTTACTCGATTAATTGCCATCCAAAAGGATAATCGACTGGAGAGTGTGTATTGTAAGCAACAAGACACTCATACACTTTTCCCTCATAAATAACTTTGTCGCCTTTCATATAAGGATTTGTGCTATCAGGCTGCTCCCATTCTAAAATAGTACCATCTTCAGCTACAAGCACTTTAGCAAATAAACTAGAAGCATTTAAAGGAGTCCAATCAACCAAAGAAGTGTGATTTTGTAAAACTTTGTACAAAACACCTTCATATAAGATACGTTCGCCAGCAACATAGCCCTTACCTTCTTTCCAAGTAGGATAAAGGCTAGGCACTTGCAAAGACATATCATCAGTTGCGATTTCTCTTAGCTTTTTAAAAGCTTCAATAAATTTTTCAGCTTCAATTCTAGTCATTACAGCACTTCCTCCAACATAGTCAAAATTTCTTTTGCCTTTAAAGCCTCGTAATATTCCATAGCAATTTGAGCTTTTTCAAAAGTGCATTTTTCTTCGGTACCATTCATCGTACCTTCGCTAATGGTATAGACAGTGTCTTCACAAGTAGAAAGAATTGCCCCATCTTCAGTTTCAATTTCTTTAGGTACCTTTACGCAAATGCCTTCGGCTTCTTCCTAGGTGCATAGCACATAGCTGCCATTTTCTTTATGAAGCTTTACATATTTAATATCATCAACAATAAAACTAGAGTTATTTATAGTTATTTGGTACATTTTCAGTTCCCCCTTATTAAATTCCAAATATAGGCCAAATCACCAATACTAGCATTGTAAAAATCATGATTCCAAAGCCAGTGATCGGGATGCTCTTTTCTTTTATATTTTTGACAGAGCTCATCATCCCATACTTTATCCCATCGTTCTTGATATTGCTCATCTTTTTTTTGTAAAAGAGAGACTATATCTCGGACAAATTTGCCACGGATTAAACCCTATCCATCTTCATTAATAGCAAAAAAAGTATGAGCATTTTCACTTGTAACCGCACAAAGGGGGCGATTATTGTGATATATAATTTGGTCTTTTTCTTCGCATTCAGACGCAGCGGGAATATTTACGTTGCCGCAAATAGCTAACTATTTAAATCGTTTGTGGGTTATGTATCTCATTTTTCCTCCTTTGTTCGGCACGAAAGTTTATTATACTTTCGCAAGAAAAGTTATATAAACTATAGAATAAGCGACGAAGACGTAGAACGCGATTATGATCGTTATATTTATAAAAATAAGCGACAATTCCATTAACAGAAGCCCATAGATCTTCATAAGAAATTAAGTTATTGTCAATCATTTTCTTGAAAGTTTTTATTTTCTTTCTAGCTCTTTTTAAGCTATCTCGATATCCATTCACTACAACGCGCCCAGAGGGTGTTAAATAGTATTTCAATTTACAATACTTAAAAGGCTTGTCCAGTGAGCGAATACGAGTTTTAGAGGCACTGACGGTTAAATTTAACTAAGCTATCTTTTTGTTTAACAAACTTAGTATCTATTTAGCATCTCTATTTGGTGGTACTAATATGTAATAATCATCCATATAATGACCTGCACCTTTTAATGATAATTGACATTTTATATAATTATCTATCGAGGAAGGGAAAGCTATCATTTCCGCCTAACTAGGTTCAACTCCCAGAGGCAATCCGCATTTTCGACCGGTGCTAGCAACAATATCATCGGCAAATTTTCTGATTTCTCTATCTAATATAATTTTACTATGACGCTCATATATTTTTTCGTGAGAAACGGTCGGAAAGAACTATTTAAAATCTAATAAAATAATTTTACCTTCTCTTCCATATTTATGATAGTGAGCTCGTAATTCTTCGCATAATCTTTTTCTTGAAAAATCAAATCCTTTTCCAGGAAGACTGGCTCCATTATTATAAATCATGCTAGGTAGATATAATGGTAATAAAACTTCTGAAGTAAATAACTTATGTATCTACCTGTCCTAAATTCTAGGAGCGTCAATAGGTCTTATTTTACCTCGTTCAGATAATATAAAATGATTGTATTTATCTGGTTTCCATGTGTGATTATAAATATTCTTGCGACGTCGCGCCGTTCCAGAAAAGATATGTAGTTCAAAAGCCTATGTACTAGCTTTCCATCTAACATTTCTACAGCACTTTTTGCCTTTACGATATAATTCTTTATAACCATATATTTCTCTTAAAGTACCTAGCTACTAATTTCGTTCTATTAATTTCTACTATCTCTTATTCTATCTTCGTATATATCTGCCTTCACGTCTACTCAACTTTTTACTCATTATTTCGAACTCCGTATAAATTTTTATAGAGTGTGGTACAATTTACTTGGTCAATACACATGAAATCAGTTACACACCTACCTGACCATGCACACAATGTGGCGTCCGTGCATTGACATCGAAGTTCAGTTTTGGACTAAAGTCGCGGGAAGCACCTCTCCCCTCATAATAAGTTGTAATTCACTCTAGGTTACTATGTTTAACTGTTGCCCGCAAGGCGGACTTTATGAGGTCCGGAGCAATGCCATTGGAATTGTTAGCGTTGTTAT